GTTACGCTATCTTTCAATCCAAAATACATTACTGCAGTATTACTATCTACAGCGCATTCAATACGTCCTGCAGAACCTGTTGTATCTGGTACACCACTCTTATGATTAAAAGTAAGATTAGCATTCCCGGCACCATCATTTGTTGTTAGGCAGACTCCACCACCGTCTCCCTTAATACCCATATAAGTACCGGTAGTATATATAGTCCCACTTCCGGTCAAATTACCACTGAAGGAATCATCCTCGTTTGACTTCAATAGATCTGCACCTTCGTATCCATCTACTTTATCCGCATTCAATGAAGATCCTGCGCCAGTATTAGAAGAAGTCCATACTGTATCTCCATCCCACTCTAAGACTCCACCGTTATTCCGTAAAACTTTAGAGTTTGAATTTGGGTTATTGCCCCCTTCATGAATATTTATGTTGCCGGTTCTCATGAACCCATTGACTTGCAGCTTAGCTGAACTGCTTATTATTTGACTACCGCCAAGCAATAATGTATTGCCAGTTATAGTACCTGTGTATGTATCATCATCATCTGCCCTTAAGAATGATCCTGAGCTTAAGTTATCCAGTTTATGTGAATCAGCAGCTTTACCTGAATATCCAAGGAATCGTACGTCCGCTGCAAACTTGTCGTAATACATAGTGTCATGCGTATGCGAATCATTTACGACTGCAAGAGAATTGTAAGTACCTACAACATCACCTCCAAAGGTAGTACTTGTGTTGACAGCGGTAGATGCTGCTTGATAGTAACTTCCTTGTTGACCATCAAGTTTGTCGGCATTAAGTCCGCTACTATTCGTGTCTACTGTTTTAAGTAAAGTAAGGATCTCTGCAGCAGTTTGATCAGCAGTTGCGTTAGTTTCAATACCATCTAATTTGGAACCATCAACGGAAAGGTCTCGACCGTCAACAGTTTGTGTTCCTGAAAATGTGATATTGCCAGTCATTGCGCCACCAGCTAATGGCAGTTTTGTTGCAAGACTATTTGTGATCGTTGTTGAGAAGTTAGCGTCATCACCCAATGCTGATGCTAATTCATTCAATGTGTCAAGAGTACCTGGTGAACTATCGATCAAATTGGCAATAGCTGTATCTGTATATCCTGTGTAGTATGAACCATGCTGACCATCTAGTAAGTCTGCATCTAATGAACTACCGGCACCATGATTCCCTTCATGCCAAACTAAATTGTCTTCTACAGTTATTGATGCATTAGTTTGATTAGAGATTAACTTAATGGTTCTATTGCTAGCATTTGCTCCAACGTTAACGCCTTCAGTGTCTGTATTCTCAAATTGAAATTCAACCCTTGACCAACTTTCGTCGTTCTTTGTATAAAAAACAGTTGAGGTATCATTTCGACCTATTTTAGTGTATTCACTACTAGTGCTACCTGTTCTGCCAATATAAAGATGCTTGGTATTGCTTGCTGTATTTAGTATTAAATTACCTGTTTTTGATGCGTCAGCATCTGATCTTAGGAAACTTGATGCATGCAAGTTATCAACTTTATCTGCATTGTCTGCATTTGCAACTGTGGAAGTTGTCAGTGCAATTGTTCCAGAGACATTAGGGTAAGAGAAAGTACAATCACTAGTTAGACTTTCAAAGTCAAGAAAACCTTCAATTGTTGATTGGCCAGCTTTTGTGAAACGATACGATTCTTGGCCATTGTTGCCCCGAAAGCGTACAAAGCTGTCTGATCCTGATGTTGTTAATCCAATATTTTTGACAGCATTTAACACTAAGTATCCAAGGGAACCTGTCGCCTCAATAGTGATCTCTTCAGCTAAAGTGTATGTGGCAGGCAATCGAGCTGTATCAATAGTTCCTGTCAAATTAGAAGCATTAATTGCTCCTGTAATTGTTGTAGCGTTGATAACATTAGCAGTGACAGTCCCTGAACTATCTAAATTTTGAAAATATCCCGAGTTCCATTTTCTAGCTGAAGTACCTATACTTCCGTTATTATTTGAATTTGGTTTTAAGGTCGTATTAGCTGTATCAATAATAATGACATTGGTGCCATCTTCGAGAATCTTAATATTGCCAGTTTTATTATTAATACAAAAGCTACCATCACTACTGTCATACATCTCCAGATCATCAGAGCCAAACACAAGTTTGCTATCTGTTATCAGCTTGATATTGCTATTTGCTGTTATTTCATCAGAAAAAGTAACTTTATTACTTACTACAGAATCTGCATCTGATCTTAAAAAACTTGTTGCATGTAGTCCGTCAACAGTATCCGCATTTAAATTATTTACTAGTGTTGTACTTGTGACAGATAGCGGCGCAGTGCCGTCTGCTACAGATAAAATAACTTGAGCAGCTGTAAGGGTCGAAGAGATTTGGGCAGTGGTTGACGCAATCGTACCTACTACTTGTAGCGCATTGTTAGGCGAGTCTGTCCCCACACCCAGCTTTCCATCACTAGTGACAACAAACTTTGAGCTACTATCTTTAGATAGTTTGATTAAATGTGTTGTACTATCAGTGACTTCGATGCCACCACTGAACTGTGTGAGACCTGTTGACGCAACTATCTGTGTTCCTGATGAATTAAGTTTTAAATATCTATCATCCAGAACAGCGCCCAGTCCATCAGTTAATATCGGATAACCTTCAATATCAATTGCTCTGTTTCCTATAGCATTTTTCCCTGCAATGCGAATGATACTTTCATCACTATCTTTGAAAAATATGCAGGGATCATTTGCGTTGTAGTTAATAGCAAGTTCGCCAAGCAACATCTGACTGCTGGTTGGTTCGAACGCATCTGTTCCATTTAAGATTGCAGATTTTTTTAATTGAATTTTTGCCATTTTATTAAAACAATGCCGGAATAGTAACCCTCTTTATAGTTTAACTTGCAATTATCTTGCGTTCGATTTTATGTGTTTTTATTCTCCATTGAATCAATGAATCCCATTAAATTTACCTCAACAGCTTTTCCTAATAAATGCTGATATCTCATCAATGAGTCAGCACAGGACGTAAGCTGTTCTTTTAAAACATCTGTATCATTACATTGTTCTATTTCTGTTTTAATTACCTTTAGTCTTAATTCTTTTTCTAGCGGTAATTGGAAATCGGATTCTTTAAACACGTGATTACAGACTTGATCTTTATATTTTACTAGAATCTTATATCTATTAGAACTTAGTGCCAAATAATATATAAGCAATTTCAACATCATCTAGGTTTAGTCCTTGTCCCAATGAAAATATTAACTCTAAAGTAGTTATGTCACCTCTTTTGTATGAGCTCACGAAGCGATCAGAGACTTCCTTGATTTCTTTTGATAGCTTTTCATCAAAGTTATCTCGAACCTCAATAGTAGGATATTCATTAGGTTCTTTTGTTTTAATATGTTCAATAAACCTTGCGGCTATTGTGTGCTTGCACATCTTAAATCGGAATTTGTCCTTAGTCCTTTCCCAACTGGTAGCTTTGCCTGCCACTTGGCTTCGACCTTGCATTTCATAATCTGTTGGGCTCATAGCACTAGGCAATGGATACCTTTGTTGCCTGTTCACTTTCCTTTCACTTGCACTCTGAGTTGACTGCGGTGCACTTAGCGACGACTTCGAATAGTTTGGGCAACTACATGAAAAGAGTGTTGATGGCTTTAACGCATTTCCTGATGTAAAGACTTCGTCCATCCATGGATCTATGTCGGTGTCAAATAGCTTCCATTGTTCAGCATTTAATTCATCATTATGATAATATTCACCGTTATATGAATCAACCGATATTTTTGTAAAACTATTGTCTGAAAAAATTATTGTTCCATTTGCTGGATCTGATGTAAGTTTAAGTACCGTCCTTTGTGGAACAGATTTCAGAATCAATTTGTTGTTCTTGACTTCTACTCCCAGAATACTGAATGGCATAATGGCATATGTTGCTTTATTAGTATTACTGTCTACTAAGTCTGCTGTAAGATATTTTTTAGCAAAAAATCTTTGATAGCTGTTTTTATTAAATTTAAAATTACCTTGTACTTTGTAACTAGCATTGGTTGTGCTTACACTACTGTTTAATTGACTAATGTCAAACAGTGAAGGTGGCAGTGCAAAATTATCTCTATTCAAGATTTTTATCGATTGCGCTGTTGCACTGTCTGTTAGATCAACAGTGAAACTTTCGATTCCATCGTTAAACTGAAGATTGTCTAGATCAGTCTTGTTTTTATTTATAAAAAAACCAGGTACGAATACTATCTGATTAAGCAAGCTATTGTAATTTGTAATTGGATCCACTTCCGCAGCGTAGTCCAAATCAGATATGTCTATTGTGACCTCAATAGTTGTGCTCAGTTCTTCTGACTTACCATTATATATCGCTGGATACGAGTCAGAATTTAATACATAAGAAATTGTGGCTTCTGTTTCTCCGTCATCAATTCTTTCACCCAGCATTTGCAGTAACATTAAATAGTTTGGCCCGTTGCTGAAGTTGCACCAGATTTCATTGTTTAGTTTATTGTTTAAGTCAACAAATGGATTATTCCTTACTGTTGTTATACTGCCAATATCTGTATTTGATATTGGGATTCTTTTTATTACATAGTGATTGTTACTATCTGAGTTTTGTGTAGAAAACTTATATCCTTCAAATTTTACTGATAGTTCATCGTCGGTACCCTGGTACAGCTTTGAGAACAATTCTGTTCTCGTATAACTCTCTGTAATAGGATCATAGGTATCTAGCTCATACCACGCCATCTGATTGTAATACTCATACCCCTTTCGCCATTTGACCCAATCAGAATTAACATTATATTTGTCAATAATAGATTTATGAACGGTACTTCCAAATTTTCTATCTGAGGGAGCAGGTCCTCCGCCTTTGCCAGACCTAGAACTTTTTTCGGTTGATTTAAATGGTTTTAATCCAAACGACTTTGCATTACCAAAGCCGTTTTGCTTTCTTGGCATTAATAGAAACCGCCTTGAACTCCTAGTAGAGGTGCAGCAGCAGCCTGGTCACCGGACGATTGCTGTTCTACCGCAGCCCATAGTGCTTTTCCTTTTGGTACATACAGTGCTCTGTAGCGGTACTGAAAATGTGTGTTAGCTAGTTCAGTTCCAACGTTCCCACCTTGTGGTACGGGAGCCAAAATATACGGCAATAAAGTGATATGAGTTCTATCACCTGTTGTTGTTCCAGCTGTTAATGTAGCCACAAAGATAGCTTGCTGTTGTCGCAAGTAATCAGATGCAGAACTTAGATACAGATTGATTTTGTAGCCTGTAGAAACCGTACGAGCGATTGCATAGATGTCTTCGATAATGCAACCATCTAGGGTTGTGCTATCAACAATGATTGAAGCGTTATTCGTACCAGCAATATCTACGCCTGCATTCTCAGCGACAGTTGCGCCTGCAAGGTCGATTACTTCGTGTAGTACTCGATCTACTAGAAGTGGTTGCTTGTTAGTTGAGGTTGAAGCCATTGTTATTTACCTTATGCGAGTTGATTGCGACCGCCACCACGGCCAGTGCTCATACCTGGGTTACCAGATTGAACTGACTGAGTAGTGTTACCTTGAAGTGGCAAACTTCCAGGTGTTTGTCCACTCATGTCAGACATCATCTGACCAGGATTAACTTTACCTTTTAGTGCAATTTCAAGAGGTGTTCCCATCATTCCCATTTGACCAACTTGATATGAAGGTGTTGGATCACCACTTGCTGCATACAAACGACTAGCACGATTGGCAGCTTCTTGGGCCATTGCCATTGGATACAGCATCGCTTGACTCATGCCTTCCTGCGGCTGAATCATGCTGCCGTATGCCACTTGATTTAGTTTTGTCCCAGGCACAAGATTCTCAGGCATTTTGGTTCGTGGTGCGAAACCAACGCTTCCATTACGAGGATCGTTGAATCCAATGCCACCATCACCATAGGGATACATTCCAGGTCCACCAGGCTGATGTGCACCACCACCCATTGACAATTCAACCTGAGGGTTGTTCATCATGTTGCCTTTACCTTGAGGCATACCAGGCATTGGTTGAGCGGGAATACCACTTGTTGGATCGTTAGATACTGTCTGTGCACCGCTTGGGTCTGCATCACCCATTTCCAAACGACGCTTGCGCTTCAATTCATTAGCCATAATTACACCTGATACATTTGTTGACGATCATTGAGGCCCATATACTGACGACCTTGTGCCATCATTTGTACACGTTGGGCAGCCTGTTGCCCTGCCATCTCGGAATCAACTTGAGGTTGAATTGTTTGTGAATAGCCACCAGCAAGATAGCCAGTTAGGTTTTGAGGCTCTTCCATAATTTGATTACCAGCGTTATCAGTCAACGGCTTAAAGTTACCAAATTCTCCATCTAGTGCATCACCTGTTGTGATGTTTACGTTTGCATATTGTGGATGACGAGATGCTTTAGATGCTTGACCAGTACCATTCTGATAGACAGATTGAACACCCATAACAAAGGGGTTGCTCATACCAGCTTGTGATAAAGCAGCAGATTTCTTTGCTTCATAGTCTGTATCACCATGCCTACCCATTGTAATTTTTTGAGTTGCCATAATTGTCTAATCGTTTCCTATGTTTATTCTACAGTTAACGCCAAATAAGATTTAACATAATTCTTGTTCCAACTGCGGTATCAGCAGGCCCTGGTATAGACATGATGAATTCTGATCCGGCTCTATCAAATAAGTAACGCCTAACTTCAGGTCTACGATAATTAGCAACATATAATGTTTCAGCTAAACGATCGACTTCACGTAGATAAATTTCTCTAAAAAACTCATCACCTTTAAGGGGGTCTGAAGTGGCAATAGTCCGTTGGACATCACCAGCAATTTGTTCTAAACGGCTGTAATTAGGTGAGCCACTGGAGTCAGCTGGGAAGTATTCACTGTTGTCCCATGCGGTATCACATCTTCTAATGTGATTTACGATCTGGTTATACCAGTACTCATCAGGAATGAGAGCCATCGCTTCTTCTAAACGTGCTCTGTCTCCAGCTGGGATTTGGGCACCTGCATTGATCCCTAGGTGGAATCTCGCTTTTGATTTAAGTAGATCATCTAATTCCATCAGCCGATCAACCCCTGTTGTGAATAAGCGTCACGAAGAACTGATTCCAGACTTGCTTCGTCACCTGGCATCAATCCGCCTTGCGATTGAATCTTGGCTAGTAATGCTCCAGCAGGACCAGCTTCATTTGCCACTTGCTGTTGAGCAGCTGCACCTAGGCCACCACCTAGAAGTGCTCCAATAATTCCACCCGCCATTCTGGCACCTGGTTTCAGCATTCGGTTATTGCCACGAATGTGACCTACTCCTCTTCCTACTGCATGAGGAACCACACCCATTAGTGCACCTAATGCGGCCCCACCTCCAGAACCCAAAGCGACCATATCGCTTAAGCGTGGACCCTCTTCAGCTTCTTGCGCTGCTTGGGCCAAGAGTACTTGTTGAATACGTGGGTCCATTATCGGAAATTCTATTTACTTATATTTTAACTAATGAAAATAAGGTCTTCTTCAATAAGTTGTTCCCAATTAACTCGTGGAATATTTTCCAACTGCTTAAGATTGGCAAAACGCTCACCGCTTAGTGACATCCTTAGTTCTACAATTCGTTTAGCAGTTGCATATCCAACACCAGGAAGACGTTTTGCAATCTGTTCCGCTGGAGCTGCATTTAGATTTAAGCGACGGTCCTCTAGAGGAACTACCGACTTGGGCATTTCTTCTTCAGGCTCAGGTGCGATCTGTGGTGCCGCAACTTTGGCCAGTCGACCTTTTTCCCGGTCATAGGGAACTAACTGATCGATACTGACATAAGTAATCTGGCCCCCCGCATCTCGGATCATTGCGTAATGTTTGTCATGCTTATTGATAAATTCAACAAGCTTTCCTGTTTTCTGGTCTTGAAATAAATTACTCATTACTATGATTACTACACTTGTTTATTATAGGCATAAAAAAGAGCGCCTTTTTGGAGGACGCTCTCAATCATTATTGATTAATAAATCAAGTGCCTTGACCAGCCTCAACAGCGTAAGGAATACTTACGTCGTCGTAGGTAGGAGCAGGGGCTGGGACGTAGTAGCAAACTTCAACCAAAATGGCAGAAGGTGACTTGCGGCCAGCACCGGCAGAAGGCTTAATTTCTGGAATGTAATTCACATCGGTGGTTACAGTCACAGCTGTAGCAGCACTGGTACTGATAGCAGTGCCATCAATGATGCTATTAAGCGCAGAAGAAATACCGTCTTCTGGGAAGAAGCCATCAGCTCCAGCAGTAAGCGTTGCACTAGTTGGTGCATTCGCGCCAAGTGTTCCAAGAACAATTGTGCCACTACCGGCAACAGTTGCTTCTTTTACACCAAGTGCTGAAATTGCTGTGCGATAAACAACAGCGTTTGCAGGAATAGTCAAAGGACGATCCTTGCGTGGCTTGTCATCTTGACGAAGGTCAGGTGACAAGATCTGAGGCGTGTAGCTTCCTGCTGTCAGCGTTCCGCTGGCATCAGTAATGCTGTCGTTGTCTGGGTTAAGCACTAGTGCGCCAACAGCGCGATAAAACTCAACACCGGGGATAGCCACAACACCTTGATCGCGATAGGCGTTCAGTTGGGCTACATAGTTACCTGGAAAAATTACAGTCATGATTAGTTAACTCCTATCAATATACGAAAGAGTAACCAACCGTGATGAAATCCTTATTCAGGGTTTCAAAACCGGCGAACAGACTCCAGATCATAATGATGAATCGTGAGAAATCATCATTGTTGTTCAGAAGAATCTGAGCGTTATTACCACCGATACCCACGCCAACGGCTTGAGGACCGAAAAAGATCAACTGCGATGCCGCATAGTCAGCAGCAGATGAGTTCTCATCAGTAATAACCAAGTTGTAATTGGTTTCGGGAAGGTTGGTTGACTCGAACCAACGGACACCCTCAAAGAGGAAGCCTGTAGGCATTACGGGCTGACCAGCCACAAAACCGGCTTGTCCGTAAGCAGGACCCATTCCTTGGTAGAAATTAGCGTTAGGTGCCTGGTTGGGCTGCATGGGGTTGATCATGCCTGTGCCGGGGTAGCGAGCGATCTCGCGGAAGTCAGAATTCTGACGAAGGTGCATCATTGCCGTGGGGTCAACGATACAGCGGTAGTAACCATCTGCGAAGGTGGGGACATTGCGCTTACGCATGTCCTTGACGACTTCGAGAAGGTCAGTAGTGATGTCAAACTTGGCAGATTCGCCAGCACCGTAGGTAACACCCAAGGTGCCGCCGGAACCATCCTTACTTTTGCCACCAGGAAGGTAGTAACCGCCTTGCTCTTTAGAAGACTTGCCTTCGGCTTCAGCCTTAAGCAGTTCATTAGCAAAGACGCGGTCACGCCAACGACGATAGTCATCCAAAAGCGTCAAACTTCCGATTGACTGGTGGAAGACGTTGAGGTTGCCTGTATCAAGCAGCAGACGCTGAGCAGTAATCAGGGTTTCACGTGCAACCTTAAAGGTAGAAGGCTGTGCGGTGTCGCGAGTATCGGCAGGACCAGTGTATTCACGCAAGGTGACCAACACTTTGTCTTTGACGATGTTGCGTGCGGAGGCTGTACCGAGGGTTTGATCGGCTGTGCGCTCACGGGACTCCTTAGTGCCTGGCTTACCCCAGAAGCGGTAACGATCAAGCTGAACGGTCTGGCCGGGCTGCTTCGAAAAATCGTGTACTACCACTGGCTCAACTGCCATCTCAATGATGTAGGCAGGATGAGGACGGTAAAGTTCTGCACCAAGAAGTTTGGGAAAGTCATTATCAATCCACATAGGATCG